CTCGTCAATTTGTTTCTCGATAAGTTTAGCTTTTTCTATACTCTTTTTAATTTGTTTTTTCATAATTTTAAATCAAAAGTCTTCCTATTTTGCGGGCATAAACAATAGGGTCTTGTGCTTGCTTTCTAGAATTGCAATTGATACACGCCATTACTATGTTGTCAACGGAATTAGTCCCGCCAAGCTTTAATGGATTAACATGGTCGAATGATAGTTTTTTCTTCACTCCGCAATAGAAGCATTTCCCCTTAGCTTTAGATTTAATAGTATTTAACTCATCTCCGCTAATTTTACCACCGTTTGCCTTTTTTCTGCTCCTGCGTAGAAATCTGCTTTTTGCTGTAAATGCTGGCAATTTATTTTTATTATTCTTATCCCATCTTCTTTTAAGAAAATTCATTCTTTCTTCATTTTCTTTATTCCAATTTGCATCATGTTCTTTTTTCCATTTCTTTTTTTCTTCAAACTTTTCCTTACTCATCCAACGTTCACCGTTTGTATAACTATCGTGATACCCCCAAAATAGTAATCCATTGGTATTCACATCTCCCCTTTTCCTCTTAACCCCTTGCATATTTGTTTCTTTATGCAGTTTATATTTAGTTGATCGTTTGTTCTTTTCTTTTAGGTTCATCTCATCATACTTATCCTTAGAAACCCACCATTCACTTTTACCTTTGTAACAATAAGACCAGAATACTTTGCCATCTTCCCTTGTTAAGCCTTTCTTCTTCTTTTCCATAGGAAAGACCCTATTGATAATAACTAAGATTGTCAATACCCACCAGAACCTTGTCTGGTTATTTGTAGTGAACTTTCCTCAACATGATCTAGTCCGTAAATACTAGCATAACGAAGAACGTCAATTACATCCTTCCAACTTTCTTTTAGTCCACCTTCTCCAGTGTATTCCGATAATGCCGATATGACGTTACCACATTCTTCGCTAACGTAGAACTTCGGACGATTTAAACTGTCCATTGGTTTGCTGGTATCCCAACTCATCTTGGAGATAAGTGCTTGCAATCCGTCCTCAATATCCAAACCAGGTGCGGGGATGCAGATAATGTCGTTCTCAGCTAGATCCTCGATGATCGAACTACTACCATCCTGTGCTTGATATTTTGCAGCTCCAAGGCGTGGGTCGATAATCCTACCGTAGATTTCCTCGTCACCCTCAAGCTCATGGATAAGATCAACGTAGTCTTTCATACCATAGCCTAGCCCTTTAGCTCCTTCACCAGATGCCCACTTGCCGTTCTTCCACTCTGCCCATTCGCCAATAGTTGTGTCTGGCCATTCACGATAAACGTAATACGTTCCGCTACCGTCAACCGCGATCCATGACATGAACCAGTTCTTACTACCAGCAGGGTCGATAATGTGATAACGAGTAATGCCTTTGGTCGGAATAGTCTCATGCGGAACTACGTTGACTTCCTTGTTAAACTTAGGGAACTTGGTAGCTTGTGACTTTACTGGAACGCCATAAGCACGGATAAGTATCTTCTCGCGGCTCTCGTTCCTAAGATCGTTTGCAAGCCTTTCGTAACCAGAGAACGGGTTGTCTATGGTATGAAAGTAGTGGATGGAAGCGTTACGTTTATGGCTATGCTGGATGTATGGTAGTATCTCACCGTTAAGCAGTTCAGCCTCGCGTGTTTCAATGGTTTTAGCTTTGTCTAAGTAGTCCTTAATAACCTCAGTCCAGCCATCAATCGGCGTGAACGTCACAAGCATCTTACTGTTGCGGGTAGCAAGACGGAAACGCATCGTGCTAATCAAATCCTCACCAAGCAGATACTCGTCTAGCCAAACACCAATATTGTGCCATGTAGCACTTTTAGAACCAAGCTCTGCACCTTCGATAAACGTAGGATTATTCTGATACTGGGAGTAGGTCTTAAATAGAATCTGGCTTTTGTTTGGCAGGATTAAGCTGTTATCCGTAAATCCGTTTTTTAGCGTATAGCTAATGTAAGCATTACTGCTAGTCTGCTTCATGCGATACTCTGGTGGTAGCCAGTTATATACCGCGCTTTGTTGCTGACGGATGCTAACCTCAGAGCTTTGGGCAAAGCACATGATGATAGACGCAGGGTTTTCCATTGCTGCTTTTACTACACTATACGCACCAAACTGAGTTTTGCTTGAGCGATTTCCTCCAAGCACCAACGCTTCATCCCGCTCCGTAAGCTCATTCCATACTTTATTCCAATGGTTAAACTTGAACCCATACCTAAATGGGTCTTTATTAGAGTTACGGATAGCTTCTTCCCGTGCAGCGTATAGCTCAACAAGCTCACTAGCTTCCATCTCAGCAATCTCATCGTCAGACGGGATGCTTAGTATTTCGTGGGGTGTCCAGTTAAGCATCTATAACCTCCGCATCAATAACCTTTTGTGCGCGTTTTTGCTTGGATGCTTCAATCAGCACTAATGCGTCCTCGATAGACAGTCCAGCTTTTTGTCCAACTCCAGCATCAGTAATGCCAGCAAGCGAAGATGATTTGTCCTGCATGATACCAACCGTAGTAGCCAACTTCTCTGGCGAAATGTCGTCAAGCAAGTCTGGGTTATCGTGGATACGCTCCGCCTTCATAAATAGCAGGTCGGTGTATTCCATTGCTGCCATAGCATAGCGGGTGGAGAACTCCTTACGTTTCTTCTCCAGCGTAGTGTTGTGATCCCACTCCAAACGCCTAATCGTCTCATGCGACAACCGAGTAATACGGCGAATCTCCGTGTATGGTGCGCCTTGGGATAGTAACCACAATGCCTTAACCGCAACGTCTGGCTTGGTATTCTCAATACTATTAGACGGCAAGTCCTTAGCGCGATCCTTAATGGCATCCATGAACTTAATCATAGCTGCCTTGTTGTCGATTAGTGAGTTGTCTTTACCTTCATCCATAAAGCTGGAATGTATCTATAATGCTGCCTTTAGCAAGCTATTATTTCTGTTGTGTCTCAAGAGATTTGATGGATTCCTCTTTAACAATCCTAAGAATCTCTGGGAATTGCTGTGCAAATTCTGGGTCATTTCTAGCTTGTTCAGCAGCTAATTTAATACCAGCACTTGTCGCAACAGTAGATTTAATGAGCATATCCGTATTTCTTCTATACGTTTCCTCACTAATATTTTTAGATAGCGACTTCAAAAATGGCTTTAATGTATTAGAACCGTATGCTGAAGCTAAAGTCCATTGCAAAGGATACTCTAGGGTTGAATATATCTTAAATGCTAACCCACCATTTTGACCAGGACTAGCCATGGTTCGCAATGTTTGATACAAAGGTTCTCCAGTAGGGGTAACTGCTGATAAGTTTTTAGAAGCTGAAATGAAAAGGTCTGCAAGTTCCCCACTTCCAGATATAGCATCTAGTTTTTGAACAATGTTTGGCGCGTTTGGTTTTCCTCTTGTCCAAGAACCAATATCTTTATTGAATTTATTATGATCCCACAATGGTTGTCCAAGCCTTGTTCTATTTGAAGTATCGCTATATTGTTTAAACATTACAGCCATCATATCAGTCCCGAAATCTTTTCTGATTTGTGGTGGTAATTTTTGTGCTATCTCTAAAACGTCAGTTGTTCTTGCTGTTTGCAATGATTTTAAGACAGCCTCATTATCAAGAAGATCAATATTCCCACCTTTAATTTGTTTTATATAAAGATTTTGAGCTAATTTATCTTCCTCTTTAATAGCTTGATCTCTTACTGCAATGCTTTTGAATAGTTTTCTTTTTTCAACTTCTGGCATTAATTCAGTCAACGCCATTGCATCTTTTTGAGATATATTTGCAACATCGACATTAGTTAATTTGTTAAGATCATTAATATTTTTAGTTACATAATCTGCCCTAAGCCCAAAAAGAGCTTGCATTTTAGCAGGATCTGGATCTTTAAGTTTTCCTCCTACGGCCTTATTATTTGAAAATCCTAATTCTTGGAGATAAGCTTTTTGAAATGTATTTTTTAATTGTTCATACCCAGCTTCATCACCAGAATCTCTTACTCCTTTTAATACGGAATTAATTGATGCTGAATCTGCAAGTGCTGTTTTTACAATTTTCTCTGGGGACATTTGTAGCTTGCCAAATTGATCCCTAGACATTTGACCTAGTTGACCTTCACGAAACGGAACAAATTCATCTCCATATACTGACTTAACCTCATCCCATTGTTGAGTTAATCCAACTTTATCTACTTCATTCCGAAGAACTTTTTCTACTGCATCTGCGGAATCCGCTGAAATTAAATCTTTTCTTCCTGTTCCAACCATTACATCTGGAACAAGTTGACGTACTTCATCAATTAAATCTCTAGCAGCTTTAGCCCCAAATGGTTGTGAATAAGCCTCTAAATCTCTAAGCTGTAATTTAAGTTCTGTTGAAACAGTTTGCCCACTGTTTTCCATTTGAGCTATTTGCTGCCTTAAAATATTTGCTTGTTGAGCATCTGTTGGTGCATTTGAAAGCCTTAGAAGAAGATTATCTATTTTAGGATTTCTGGCAACTTTCGAATTTAAAACTACATCTTCAATAGCTTTTGCAAATCTTTCTGGTTGAATAACTAATCCTGCTTTATCTGCTGAATCTTCAAATCCAGAAAACGCTTGGTTTTTCTTTTCTGTTATAGCATTTTTTGCTTGAGTTACAATATCAGCAGTCATTTTTCCAGCTTCAATCTGGTCAATAGGATCAACTGCAATACGACTAAAAGCTCTTTCTGTTGAGTTTTTTACACTATTTTGAATCCTAACGTCTGAAGATCTAGCAATTCTTTGTAGATTTTTTAAATCAGTATCAATTTTTTGAACAACTTGTTTTGGTATTTCTCCTTTTGATTTATTAATAGTTGTATCCATGAAACCAGCAAGTGCTTGTCTTGATGATTCATTTCTTCTTCCTAGTGGAGAGTTAGGAAATTGTCCAGCAAGGCGGTTATAAAAATCAAGCCCAGATTGTCCAGACGATGCTGTAAATGGATATTCGGTATTTATACCTGCTCTATTAAGATTTGCTTGTGCAACCCTAAGATCAGTTTCAATAAGGTTATCAACCCCTTCAGTAAGCATTTTGTTTTTAACAAATTTACTTCCTCCTAATAAAGCGTAATCTAATGCAGTTCCAACAGTAGCTCCTATTGCTGCTTGCGTTGCTATTTGACCAGGACGCATCTCAACTTCATTAGCTCCCCTATAAGCTGCTGTTTGAGCAGCTTTAGTTGTTTCATAAGCAACATTAAATGCTGGAATGGACGCAGTTCCGTATGAAGGGCCAGCAGCAGCTATAGCAGCAGTTCCTCCCGCAATTAAAGCTGGTGCTTCAGTTGTAGCTGTGGCAACAACATCCTTACCTTGAATTCCAGTAGGAAAAACTAATCTTGAAATTCCCTCTTCATCTTCAACTAAAAAGTTATTTTTTCCAGCTACTGTTAATGGAATGACTTTATTAGGATATTTCTGTTGCAATAGTTCAAGTTGAGCTACTTGATCGCCTAGTCCTTCAAGATTAATTGTTCTTCCATAACTTAATCCATCAGTTACGTTTATTTTCTTAACGTCTTTACCTGTAAAATTTGAAATCTCTCCTGCAAGTTTTTTATTATTAATTATTGATACTGGCTGCTCATAAGATGATGGAACTCCTGGCATACCATATGATGGAACATATTGTTTGCGTGTTTCTTTATCGCTAATGCTTTCACCACTAGCAATACCCTCTAATGATTTTCTCGATATGGATTCAATCTCTTGATTTGCTTCTCTTTGAATCCTTTCGTATTCACCAATAATAGGAGCTATTTTTTCATTAGTTATCTTACTTGCCTCAACAGTAAGTCCTTTATTCATAAGTTCTAATGCTTGATTCTGAAGTTCATCAGATTTAGCTTTTAGAGTGCTTAATGAATCTTGGGTCTTTTGAGTTATTTTATTTACGATGGATTCCATTAATAAATTCCTATTGAAATTATTGGTTTAGCATTTTTTGAATCTCTGGATTTATTTCAATCTTTTCAAATATGTCTATTTCTTTTGTTTTTCTAGGAACAGCTTGTCCCCTATCATTAATTTTAATAGGTGGGTATAAACTTTCAACATAATCAAATGATTCTTGGTCAATATCACCCGATTTTAATTTAGCTTTTCTTTCTGATTCAGTTCCATGAATGGTATCTAAAAATCTCATTTGCACTACATAAAGACCTTCCTGTAATTTTTTAGGATCTTTAACTGAGTTAAGAGAAACAATAGAATTCTTAAGAAGTTCAATATCTGCGTTAGAAGTGTTTCCTAATGCTCCACCAGTAGGAGATGCTATTCTCATTTTATATAGAGAATCAGAGGCAATAACATTGTTAATTGTTTCAAGTGATTGGTCAAGTTGAGCAACGCTTGAGTTTGGAACGTATTTCCCTAAAGCTGCTCTCCATGCTCCTCCAGCAAATCCTTCTCCTTGAGGAACTTTAGAAATATCAGTTAAAGCATTGTTAATATTGTAAAGAATCGCATTAGCTTGACTGTTTTTATAATCTTCTAATCTTAATTTCTTTTCATTCTCGCCTTCGTTTTTGCGTTTTTCACCTTCAGCATCAAGCTCGGCTTTCTTAATAGCTAAACTATTAAGTTTCTGTTGTTGTTCTGCTGGTGTTCCAGGTATTGCGTATGCTGTTATTTGTCCATTTGAATCAAAACTTGGAATAAGCTTATCTTCTCCAACTGCTTGCAAAAGCTTTGCTTGCTCCGCAGTAATATTGTTTGGGTTAAACCCATTGATTTGATTTGGTGCAACCGCTGGAGTAGCTCCACCAATATTTAAACCATTATTAACACTAGCTGCTGTTTGGCTAGGTGGTGGAGCAACGTTTGCACCAGTTCTAGTGCCAAATGCAAATCCGTTATTAAGATCGT